AAGACACCCATCCCAACTTATAACCTTGGACAGCGTTACGGGGCATTACCCCGAATTCATCGCCAATGTTTAATAAGCGGGTGGCTAGCTGCACGGAGTCGTAAAACTCTTCCCAGCTCACACGGTGCCCTCCACGTCTTATGGATTGTCGTCTTTCGACGGTTCTCCAGACGCGGAGGTACCTGATACTGTTCCGAGTTCTCGTTTGCCAGTGTTCTCGATCATCATGGATGACGATATCACCAAGCTCCTCTGGGCCGCGACACCTGCGGATATCACTTGGTATAGCGTCCAGGACGCGTAACCAAGGATTAAGCAGATAATCGCGGCTGAGAAACCCATTAGGGTGACTTTGAGCCACACGGCGTAGTCCGTTTGCGAATGAGATGAGGGATTGCGGATCATTGAGATCATCCTTAAGAAAGTGGGGCCTCACGGCTTTACCCTCAAAGTAATCTCCACCACAACTCTCCCTGAATTTTCCACTAATAAAGGTTTTACCCTCATTAATTTCAAATCCAAGGCATCTTAACGCGTTTATCACATGTTGAGCAGCCTCGGTGGGGACAATTATGTCATCCCCGAACACAAAGACATCTTGATTTGCTGTTGAAGGCAAACCTAGGTCGGACAGGACTTCTTGGCATATAGCCATGAAGAGAACTGACTCTAGCTCAAATGTGAATCCGTTCCCCATACCGCTGAATTTCTCCAGCAGTACGACCTTACCATCCGGCATTTGCATGCTCGGAACTCTCAGGTCAGCCATTAGTTCGTACCAATGGTCAGGGAAGCAAAGCTTTACCAATCGCTTTGCAACGGAATCGCTAGCCTGCTTCAAGTCTATAGTAGCCCTTAAGCCAGAGATACTGGCTTCACAGGCGACCCGCCTGTGGAGATGTGCCGCGTGGGCGAGATCCCAACCCTTAGACCTAAATCGCTTCTTCATGGTTTTACCCACGAAAAGTTGATGAAAGACGTTGAGGCTAGGACCAATCTCTATACTACGTTCGGTCGTTGCATCCTTGCGGACGCTAGACCACACCGAAGATCGATGTATATCGACTTTAAGCGAACCATCCGTGTCATATAAATGACCCCGTTCTTGAAGAGATCGGGCCCATGACGATTCTTCCCACCACTTAAGGAGGGGCATCATGGAGGATGTGGTTGAGGGCGCTACTGTTATTTTATCGGGAACCGTTGAAAGTTTCCCTCGGCAACAGATAGTGACTCCAGGCCCAAATTTGCCGTAAAGCTCATTTGGAATTGGACCCAACCACCAAGCAATCCGTTTTTTTACTTTAGAAAGGAATTTCCTAAAGCCAAGCGTTTCAGAGTCGAATGGACCCATTTCAACGCGAGACAGAAAAGCGTTAGTGGCAGCACACCTGTGCTCCGCTTCCCACCATCGAGTGAGAGCGGCCTCCTTCACGTCAATGCCGGCGTCAATAGTCACATTCTTCGAAAAGAATGCGACCGCCTGTGCATCGACGAGATAAGATTCTGCGCAAGTGTAATCACCAGGTGATACCCTTGTTTTTACAAGGTCACCCAAACGGCCATCCGCGATGCATTGCTGCAGAGCGCGAGTGACCGGTGTTGCCGCGGCGTCGAGATACGAACTTACCGAACGATGAAATTGTGTTTGCATCATTTTAATCCTGTGAAGAGTTGCAAGAAGACCCTTATGGGGTCGATAATCAAGTGGGCGCGAAGCCTTCTTTGACAGCTTGCTTAATCAGGGCGGAAGCCAAGAGGTTGAAACCCTGATTAACTACTTCTCCGGCCTCGACATCAGTCGCTTCCATGAAGACTTTGGTTTCTGTCACTTGCGTGCAGTAGCCAACGACTTTGGTGAGCGTTCCGTCGAGTACCGTAATGGGGTAGGTAAGCGTGGTTTTTGCCACGCGTTGCTTCCCATTCGGTGTGCCGAAAGTCCAAACTTTGAACTCAGGACGGTGAGCCGCAGACGCACCAACGGTGTCAGACCGCCAGATTGCTGGAACTTTGTCACCCGCGGACGGGGATTTCTGTGCCCAGACAATGTCTGTGGTTCCATCAGCTTTTTTGATGGTGATATTAGCCATATTTGGCATATTATTTTCCTTTAAGTTGTTGAAGAAGGCGCGCAATGGACGTTGAAGCCCGTTGCGCACTCATTTGCCATGGTAGGCGAAGAGCAAGGGTAGGTCCGGAGATCCCGGAACTCCTAGTCACACGTATATCCAAGGATTTCCAGCTTATGGCTTGATATCCAGGATAGTATACAGGCTTGTATTTGCCCTCTACCAGTGTATCGATCTTTAAATACTCAGTTTTCATAGGACTAAGTAGCGTTATACCTACCCTGTCCGAAAACGACCCTAGAAAGTCGCTTACGTTCACAAAGTAATCAATGATATAACTATTGGGGGTTAATTCCCAAATGACCGACGCTAGGTTGACTAAACCTAGCTGTTGCGCAAGCGCGGTATTAGGATTTTCTAAATCCACCCGCGCTCTCAGAGACCACCCATGAAAGGAGGTTATTTTCCCAGTCTGCACGATAGATCCGAGGTCTCGCGACCATGGACTTTCACGCACTAACCGAGCTCCCTTCTTTACATAGTGGGGAGGCATGCGATTATGCAACACCTCTAGAGCGCTATTAAGGTCTTTCACGAGAGGAGCCCAGCCGAAGCTGTACTCTAACACGTGATTACCTGCTGCTCTTCCCTTGGTGCGTATTCCGGCATGCTTACCCCAAGCACGTTTAACTCCAGAAAGGTCACCACGCTTCGCGGCACGAATCCCACTTACGAGCTGGTTAGCTCGGTCTGCGATCATCGAACCGGAAGATCTCCACTCGCCCAATGTGGATCCAAGCTCAGCTTTTACTTTAGACAGTTCACCGAAAAACGATGAATAAGCCTTATTATATAGGCGTTGCGAGTACGAGGCAGGGTACGGTATAGGGAATGCGGTATCCAGTTGAACAACTGTGATACCATTTCCTCCCCACACCTTCTCAACCGACTTCTGCGCAAGCAGAAAACTGAGTTCGAGATTAAATGGAGCTTTTTGACGGCTCCAAGTTCGCGTTCTTGTTCCCCACGTTGGCTTCCCCCCGTAAATATTTGGGGGGCCTTTCCAACTTTCCGTGACCGTAAACGGTCCCGTCACAGGATATACCATAGACATTCTCCTAAGGCGTTAGCCACCGGAGGCAGCTATGATATAAAAACCAGGTCATAAGCCTGGTGGCGGTTGACTGTATCTGACAGAAGATGATTCCCTCACGGGCATTCTGTCGCTTACAGCGCGAGGACTCATACTACACACTTACTCGGGTCGAGTAAGATGCGTGAGTTCTCACTGGATTATGGGCCGATGCGAG